TGCCATTTTTTGTGGCTGATGTAGAACTCGGTCAAAATCATATTGTGGCCACTGTCCAGCCTGTTCATTTGTCCCTGGATGATACGCTGATCTCCCAGCAAAACCGCCCGCTGCTGTTCCAGCTGGCGCAGCCGTTCACCAATGCCCAGTTCTTCCATTTTGCACGCCATCATTGCGGTACTATCTCCGTGAGATTCGCCGTGCGGCATCCCATCTGCACCCATGCCCCGCATAGGGTCTATTTCATCGTTCAGCGCGGCACACTGGCGGCGGATGATCTCAATCCGCTGCGGGATGTCTGCGTAATATTTCAAAATTGCCTCCGCCTCGTGTACCCTCACTGTTCAATCCTCCCGAAATTCAAAAATCTTTCTTGAAAATGGGTTTGCCGAAAATGGGATCTTCTCCCTCCACGCGCTCCACCATGGCACCTACGCCGTAGATGTCCTCAATGACGCGGCGCAGACGGTCATAGGCCACCTCTTCTCCGTCCTTGCTCCATTCAAGGAATTGGTCATAGTTCGCCTTGGCTTCTTTCTTCACGGCCTCGATCTGTTCAGGGGTGTATCCCATTTCTTCCAGCGATTCCGCCATAAAGCGGATAATCATTTTTGCGGCATCGCGGCGCTCCGCCAGAATGCGCAACTTTTTTTCAGAGCCTACCAGATCACCCGCCGGGAGCCAGAACTCTTCCGGCATCAGGTGAGCGGTGCGCTCTCTCAGCCGCTTCCGGGCTTCCGGGGTGCCATACTTGTCGAGATCCAGAATGTACCTGGATGCAGCATTGTTCATTTTCAGGGTCAGGATAGTGGATTCTTTCTCGCCCCAGTCCCAGAGATCATGCGCCGCTGCAATGGTGCAATACGAGACCACCTGCCCGATTGCCTCGCGGTTCAGCATGGTGCGGTGCTTCGACTTGCTGATGTTGATCTGCTGGTTCACCGCGTTCTGGATGCTCTGCCGGTAGAATGCCGGCATCCTTGCTCTGCTTTTGCCCATGATTGTTCCTTTCCCGCCTGTTCAGCCAGGCGCTTCCACTCTTTCGTTTCTGCTTTTGTGTCCGGTGTGATGATTTCAACAAAGCCCCAGCCTTTCGGTTTGGCTATGAGGTCGATAAAAAGCCGACGGCGATAGATATAATCCCGCTGTGCTTTCCGGGTAAACTTCGACTTGATCTCGACCACATCCACCCGTCCGTCTGCATAGGTGAGCTTATAGTCCGCCGTATAATGCGCCGCCGGGAGTTTCACTGCGCAGTATTCTTCCTCCGGCAGCAGTGTCCACTTCGGGTGCGGTTCTGCCGACACGATTTCCCCGGACTGAATGCCGGGCAAGATGGTGCCGATGTAATACACATACTCTCCGTAGGAATCAAAAGTTTTGCTCAACCGCCCGGCAGCGCTTGCGGCCTCCGCCATTGGCTGCGTATGGGTACACTTTCCCCGTTGTCTGGCTGCTATCTGAGCCTCTGCCTGCGCACGGTAGCGCGGCGGCAGGTCGTCCAGTTCCAGTCTGGTGCTCATGGCTGGTTCCTCCTGTTCTTCCGCCGGGTGTCCGGCTTCTTTTTCAGTTTCACGATCAGGTGCTTGGTGTTGTTCCCCGTGATGTGCTGTTCGCACTCGCGCAGGGTATAACCGGGGTATTTTTTCTCCCAGTATTCACGATCATCCGGCAGGGCAAACGCTTCGTCAAAGTGCTTACGGCTCCATCTGGTGTCATTCGGGCGCGGGGTTTTCGGCTTTTGCAGCCCTTGGCTCTGCCGCCAGCGCCGGATACGGGCGCGGGCTTTCGTCATGTAGGTTGTCAGGCGTTCAAAGCTGGAACAGGTCAGGTCGATAGGCTCAACTTTCACAAGCCCTATCGGCCGCCCGGTGCTGTCCCGCCACAAGTCCTTGATCTCCTGCCATGTCAGATTGCCTTGCAGGATCACATGATGGTGGTGTCTGCCGGTAACTTTCCCGTCCTCGTCCACCACACTGTATTCTGCAACCTGCATCCACTTGGATGCTTCCCGCCCCGTCTTTTTGCAGAAGCGCTTCAAGCGGCGGGTAAAATTCGTCCAGTCCCGGTCTACCTGGTCAAAATCTCCGGGCGCTGGCTGGTGGTCGTGGTCGTATGTAAACGTGACTGCCCAGTCGCTTTCCCCGAAATTCGTATAGGCCAGCTGGCAGAAATACCGCCTTGCTATCATGTCGTTATACTTCTGCTGCGCAATGGAGGTCGCCAGTTCTCTTTTGCGGCGGGTGGATGCGGTGTGTTCCTTGTCCGTTGTTTCAAAGAGATCCACTTCTGCATAATCGGATGTTCCGAGAATGTGTTTCTGCTCCCGAATGTACCATGCCCGCACCGTTCACTTCCTCCTTCCGCAAAGTTCTACTGGGATTTTCTTTTCTGTGGACCAAACACACACGGCTTCGCAGGACAAGGGGGATACAACGCCGGGCAGGTCTTTCCAAGTTTCCTATTCCATCAAGCCCTACAGACCCGCCCTCGTTTTCTCCCCCTTGACCCCCGCTTTCCCCGGCGTGTTCTTCTGTGGTCGCTAGATTAAGTTACGCATACAAGCCCCTTGACGCCTCGTCAGGGCGTCAATTTTACGACGGGCTTGCTTAATTCTTGATTAGGAGCTTGATTAGTTTACTTCGTAGTCACCAATGCCGTTCTCTTCCGTTCTGGCTTCCCAGTACTCGCAGGTGTCCTCCGGGTCTGTCATGTCAGCGCAGTTCGGAGATTCACCGTTGAAGCAGATCCAGGTGTAGCCCTCGTGCCAGCGGCAGGTGCAGCAGGTTCTTTCATATTCCATGTTTTCACCACCAAAAGTCACAGAATCCCCGCACCGCATCTTCATCCACGAAAATTTCCATTACGAATACTTGTTCTCTGCCACAGCACTGGCACACTTTACCGGTAGTTCCGTATGGTTTCAAAATACATGGTACGGTAGGAATTCGTACTTGTCTGCCGTGGTTCAGTCCTTCGGACGGATATTCTTTTCCACAGAATTTGCAAACAGCCGTTTTCCCGACGCAAACGATCATACTATCATTTCCAGCTTCATAACCTCAAAATCTTCAAGGTTTGGGTGCCGTTTTTTGGCCGCGCGGCGCGCTTCCGTGTCGGCTTCTTCCTCGTTGTCCGCCTCGACTTCAAATTCTCCCAGACAAACCTCTCCGTAAGATTCGTAGGCTACAACCTCTGCTTTGTATTTCATTCTTCATCATCTCCTTTCGGCGGATCCGGCAGCGGCATCCAGTGTGAAACTCTGTGCCCCGCTGGATTCTCCGAAACGCAGCGTCCCAGATCGTCAAACCACGAATAGCCTTCCAGCGTGCCTTCCGTCTGATTCCCATCCTCGTAGTAAAGCCAAACCGTGTCACTTACTTTGGAAAAAGCCGGGTTATTGCCTCGTGGGCAAGGCGTGTGATGCTTTGGCGGAAGTTCCACCTTCACATCCCGCCACCACAGATTGCTTTGCGGTTTGATTGTCGGTTCCACGGAGAGCATTTTCTCCACCATCTCGACCACCTTTGCCCGGTCTTTTCCGCGCCCTTGCGCTCCCAGCAGGCAGCTTTTCATGGTGTTCAGCTTTAATCCAAAAGCAATTGAATTTATCATCCGCTGCTTCATTCTCCATTCTCCTTTCCAATGTCCTTGAACAGAACTTCCTCGTTTTTCTTCCAGTCATAGACTTTGCACGGAATATCCGTTCCCGGCACAGTCTTTTTCAGCCCGTCCATCTGCAGGACGTTCTGCGAAATAATTTGTGCAATCAGTACAGCCCATCCAATATCCGGCGGAGACCCAAACATTTCCGTCCAATTTTCGGTGAACGTCAGATACAGATTAACTCTTGCGAGAAGCAAACTGTCACCCTGGTACTCATATCCATATATCGATCCGTACGCGCCGATCATAAGCATTTTTTGTTTGGACGGGTCCGTTTCATTTTTCCGAATCGCTTTCAACTTCCTGTCCAGAATGCCTACACGGTCTGAAATCGCAACGGGTTCTCCTGTAACCGGGTCGTATCTGCTTGTAAGGAACGGTGCCTCTCCGCAGGTGACTTCCAGGCACTTCGCAAATACAAATTGTTCCAGATTTCCCTTGTTTAACTCCCTCTCTGCGTGGTCTGCCATTTTGCTTACCACCCACAGCGGAGTGAACGCCTCGCCTTTTTCTTTTGTGCGGTTCTTTTGTTCATCCGGCTTTTTCCACGCACGGGGAACCAGCGGGATTTTTTCAAGCTGTTCCATCGTGATTTCATCCATTGGTCCACAGCCCGCCTCTGGCGGCGGATTTGTTGCCCAGATAATATTTCTTTCGGCGGTGTAGTCGAATAGCAAAATATTCATTACCATCCAGAACGTGGTGTCTGAAAAATCAATCATACTTTCCATTGGTCAGCCCTCACAAGGATTGTGTTTTCTTCTTTCAGCCAGTCTTTGATGCAATGGAAGCAACGCCCCCGGTTCTGGCATCGCTCTGGGTCGCGGTGCTTGATAAGGTCACAGATTCCCGGTGTCAGGTTTTCGGTAATATCTTCGTCCGTCATGGAACGGATGAAGTCGCCGTTATTTATTTTCCATTTCTCCTGCTCTTGTTGCGCTTTCCGCCGCCGGTCCGCTTCTCTTCCGGCTGGAATCAGGTTCAACTTGATGATTGGCTGTGGCTGATCCGAACGGTTCAGCGGTTTATCGAACGCCACATTCATCCGGTCGCCCTCCGGCTTGTCATGCCATGCTAGGGCGTGGCGAATGGCAAGCCATACCTGTTCTGCCCGGTACGGCACCCTCATTACGTCTGAGATCGGGGCAGGGAGAACGCATCTGCTGTACAGCCGTTCCATTTCTAACAGCATGGTATTTCTGCGATCAATCGCAACGTCAAAAGCATTTTTACGCTGTTCCTCGCTCTGAAACGCATTGTTTTCCGCGTCCGAGTAGAATTTTGCAAAGCACAAGCCTTCTGCCAGATCCCAGAACTGCCCCATGTGCAGCCGCAAGTACCACTCGCAGGCAGCCTGCACAGCCTCCGCCACCGGACGACTCATGGTCAGCGTAATGGTTTCGACCTCTGCCGGTGCATCACTTTTCTTCTTTGCCATAGTGCGGCTCCTTCGCTCCCGGCCAGTTCCGGCGCTGGCTGCGCTCAAACTTTCGTGCCATTGCCGCTACCTGAATAGCCTCCACGGCCAGGGCAACCGCCCGGTCGTATACGCCCTTCGTGGAGATCTGCGGATCGTTGGAGTAAACGCCCATCCACATTGCGTTCAGTTCCCGATGCAGCCCATCCATTTCCCGTGCAGCTTCCACGGCTTCTTTCTGGATCACAGCCACGCCCTCATGGTTACTTGCAAACATCCGAAACTTCCTGTTTGCTGCGGCCAGTTCAATCTTGACCAGCCGCTTCACATCATTCTTCACAGCGTCCATGTTATTCCTCCACAAAAACCACGTTAGCCCAGCTCGTTTTATACTTTTTCCCGTTGACCTTTACCGAAATAACCGGACAGTTGTAAGACCAGGAACCGCCTTCGCATACACCTTTGTCCAGCAACGTGCCATCCGGCGAATAGACATACACCGTCTCGACCGGATCTTCGTCTGTTTCCATAGCTTTGTCGGCTTCGCATCCCGCCAGTGCTCCGCACAGTGCGGTAGCGCAGATTGTCAGCGCCAGTGCTTTCAGGGTCTTACGCATTTTCTTTGTCCTCCCGCTTGCTCAAGTCCTCAACGTCCGCAGCATCCGCCGTTTTTGCCACCATATCGGCAAGTCCACGCAGTTCGGATTTTGCCAGCGGTTCCATCTTCACCGGGAGCACAGCGCCGCGCACCACCATGCCGTCTTTGATAACATAGTAGCGGCCGCCGCTCGCCATCTGTCGCAGACAGTATTTGAAATACCCGCTCTTGCGGATTTCATCCGCCACCGGCAGGATCTGCTTTGCATCCACAAAGCCTACCGTCCTGTGGTTCGGATCAATCATCGGGATCAGATCGTTCCCACAGTACCGGATGCTGATTCTGCCGGTCACGCAGTCCACCTCACCGTCTGCCGTGTCATCCAGATTCATACCGTCAAAGCGCAGAGCGTCATCCGTACATTCAGCGCCGAACTGGATATCCGCCCACTCGCTCTTGCTGATACCCAGAAGTGTTGCTAACTCGCTTTCGTTCTGTGCCTTCGGGAATCCGGTCAACGGAAAGATTGCCGTTTTCGTGCCGATGTACAGTTCACATCCGGTATCGCCTCGAAAGAGTGCCTTGTAGAGTTTGCAATACTCGTCAGCCTTGATAAGTTTTGCGATTGCTGCCAGTTTCATTTGTAACTCCCTTCATTTTCGATCACCTGAGCCTCAAACGTCTTGTACTCTCGATAGTGATCTCCTGCCATCTTTTTTGCCTTTTCAACGGCCAGCTCTGCGCTGGTTGCTGTGAGCCTATAAGGCAGCCACGCGGGCAGGCCGCTTTCACCGGTTGCTTTCAGCAGGATATAATACCTTTGCATTGGTGCGTCCTCCTTCCGATTTTGGGCAATCCCGGAGTTGAACCGGGGCGGGCCTGTTCCCATGCTCATGAAAAAGACCGCCGCGGCGGGCGGCCTTTATAGTGGAGTGCACTATTCTGTTTTTAGAATTTCTTCTGCCTCCGCCTTGTGTTTCAGCACGCTATCCCTGCAGGTCGTGCCCTTGTCCCGGATCTTTTCCAGCGGGCACTTTGTACACGACAGGGAGTTCTGCCGCATCTTTTTGCAGAGAACATTCCTTGCCGCCAGAAGTTCCTTCCTCATCATGCGAACAGATACAGCCAGCAGTATTTAATCATCGCAGCGGGCACAAAAAATATCACCGCTGCCCACAGCGCCACGCCCAGTACAAACAGCAAGATTCCCAGTGTCTTTACAAGTCCTTCCATGTCGTCCTTCCTTTCTACTTTTCCGTTATGATCCAAACCCTGTGCTGGCCGTAGCCATCCCAGTTCAGTGCATCTTTGTGGCTGCCGGAGACGGCAACATCCAGATGTTTTCCCTTTACGCTGGCTCCGGTATCCTGAACGATTCTCACGCCCACATCTTCAATGTAGAGGACGGTCCCGAACGGAAAAACGTCCGGGTCTGCCGCCACCGTCACGCCTCCTTCAACCGGCGCGCCGCTGGCGGTAATTCCCGTTCCAGTTCCACAGATGTGCTCCCGCTTTTCGGTGCAATATGCCGTGCAAAGGAAGTCTCCGGCATCCTCTACCAGTAACTTTCCGTCCAACCGGTCCCGCGCTTTCAGCGAATCCCGCAGGGTATCTGCATACCCGGCAACTTCGCCCGCCGCGCCTTTCCAGTCCTCGTACATGGACTTGTAGATATCCCTCTGTGTTTCAAGGTCCGTGATTCGGTTCTGCATCAGAGCAGCTTTCGTGCAGCTTGCGAGTTCTGTCGCAAGAAGCGCCGCAATGATTGCCTTGCTTATCGTTTCTACCTTCACGTCTCTTCGTTCCCTTCTGTTTTGTCGAATGTGATTGGTGCGTGCCCATGCTCTTGTGCTCGGAGTGTTCCGGTCATCCCATGCGTAACTTCCATGAAACCGCCGCCCTGGTCATTCAGCACCGTATTTCTTAACTCAAATAGCGTCTGATCTTGGTGCGTTGCCAATGTTGCCGAAAGTTCTTCTTGGACAAGCGGTCCCTTTCCTCCGCCGTCACATCCGCTGCGGATCTTCATTGTGTAGGCTTCCCGCTGCCACCACCCCCCCCCGCAGGGTTTTGTTGCCACCATTCGATCATGCCATGAATAGCAGTCAGCAGTAAGTCCTGCAACTTCTTTCCCCTGCGGGATGCACGGTTCAAAATTCCATTCAGTGCCTTTTCGCTCAAAAACGACCACTCCGGCGGATTCTCCACTAGTATCGCAGACAGCATATACTCTGCGCCGGCGCTGGGGGATTCCCCAGTGTTGAGCATTGACGATTCGATAGGCAACAGCTCCGTAGTTTGCGAAGCCCCCCCACTTGCCATGTTGGAGAATAGACTGATTTGCTCTACCTCCGGCAAACTCTCTGAGGTGTAGTAATTCGTTGAGAACAACTTCAAAATCCTTTCCTTTGTTCGATGACAGGGCACCTGGCACGTTCTCCCAGATGACGAACCTTGGATATTTGCCGCCGGTCGCCAGCAGCATTTCCCAGATAATGCGCACCGCCTCCCAGAACAATCCTGATCTGGCACCATCAAGACCAGCCCGTTTTCCCGCGATGCTCAAGTCCTGACATGGACTTCCGAACGTTATGATGTCAACCGGTTCGATCAGGAACCCCTTGATGTCCGTAACGCTTCCAAGATGCTTCATGTTCGGCAGGTGCGTCTTTGTGACGGCAATGGGATACGGCTCTACCTCGCTTGCCCAGACCGGATGCCCACCGCACATTGCGGCACACAACGGCATCGTTCCGCTTCCATCGAATAGACTGCCTAATTTTACTTCTCCGGGCGGTTTTCCCAGTTCGCGGAATGCGCTTTTCACAAAGAACAATGCGTTCGGCAGCGCCATTCCGTTGCCCCACATTGCGTACTCTGCCGCCATGCTGTGCAAGCCATCATGCCAACGCATCAGGGCGCGCCCGCCTTCTTCGCTGTCTGCCTGCATGATCTTCCGATTTGGCTTTTTCCCTTTGATTTCACAGTCCTTTGCGTAGACCTCACGCCAGAACGGCAGTTCCCGCAAATCGGTCAGCGGCTCAATTTCTGCCCACCCGTCCGGGAAGCCTTGCAGTCTGCCACATTCCAGCGGAATCAGTCTGCGCACGATCCAGTCCGGCGTTTTTCTTTCGGCAACTTCTGGACCGCTTGATGTTCCATCATTTTTCTTTGTGAGGGCGGCCGCAGTGTTCCCGGTGACGGCTCCGCTGTAGAGGTCGACGCCGACCGCATTTTCAGGCAACGGTTGGAGCACCGGATTTATGTAGTTCAAGCTCCATCCTCCTTCTCCCTTTGCCTGCAATGTCCCGCTGACCTCTCCGCCAAGGCAGTGATGCCTTGCATCGTAGGCAACGGCGTGCCGGTCTACCGTGTTCAGCGTGAACGAAGCATTTTCTCTCACTCCGCATCCGTTCTGGTTAGTGTTTCGGTCAACAAAATTTCCAGCCATACAGTACGCTCCTGCCACGATAGGTGCTTCATGGTTGCACGTCAGACATGGGCAAGTTTCGTTCAGTGTGTCCGCCGATGCCTGGCCGGATGCTCTGTAAATCACCGGCCTATTCTCACAGATTTTCATGCCACCCCCCCGCTGACCAGAATCGCCTGCGATCTCATAACCGATGCACTATTCAGCAGGGAAGGTGCCACACCGTCCACGCTGTAAACTCTTGCTCCTTGCGGAAATTCCGGTGTCAGGCATTCAAGTTTCATTTTGCTTTCCTCACTTTTTCTTGCACGGACGGCCAGCATCGAACTGGCTCACCTGTTCATGGGGGATTATCAGAAGCAGGTGCATCCTCTATGCGTCCGCATATCAAGCCCGCCCGGTAAAGAGAGCGCCGGGCGGGGCGGCTGTGGCAACAGCCTACCGCTTTTGTCCTGAGCGGATTGAACAGAGCATTTCTGCGCTCATGCTGCGGCGCACCCATTCCCGTCAATTCCATGCGGGTGCGTCTTTCGCGGAAATGGCAGCCCGGTCTTTCACCGGGCTTGAACGGAAAGGAGGACGCTGCTGTACAGCACCATTCCGCTATGCCGGGCAACCGGTTTCAAAG